CAGCCATTTCAAGGCGTCCTCGTAGCGCAGGCGGATGGTGGTTTTGCCTTCGTCGCCGCCTTCCTTGATTTGGTCGTCGTGCAGGCGGTAGCGGGCGATGTCCGCCGTCGCCGATACCAGCACCGCCGGGACGGTCGGCAACGGCAACGGATGGGCGCGGGCAAGGTATGTGTCTGCCAGCGCCGCCGCGTCCACGCACGCCGCCAGCAGGCGGGCGTTCTGCGGGTCAGGCGTGCCTTTCTGGTCGGCTTCCAGTACCTGCTGCACTTCCCGCGCGCCGAAGCGGTCGATGAGGTCTTGCGGTGTCGCGTACATCAGGCGCTCTTGAAGTGCATCAGCGTCTGCGGGCGCAGGCACATCGGCAGCGGGTTGCCTTCGGTGTAGATGCTTACCCCGCGCTTGTGTTCGAGGTTTTCCACGTCGATGTAGAAGGCGCGCGCCAGCTTGTTCGCTTCGGTCATCATGTTTCCGGGGGCGTTGTAGCGGACGAAGTTGTTAAATACCCCGGTGAGATACGCATGCGCATGACCTGGTTCAATCATCGGGGTAGCGCCGATGCTGAAGTCATAAACTTCAAAAGTCATACCCTTCCACGAAAACTTGTCATTGTTGTCTTCGCGGGCAAGGGAGTTGTCCTGGTAGCGCATCCACGCTTCTTTTGTGGACTTGTGGCTGACCAGCGCGTCGAAAAATTCCGGGCTGCACAGCACCGTGCAACCACTGGACTTGCCTGCCTTGAGCGCGTTTTTCATTTTTCGCAGGGTTTGTGTGATAACGAGGCCAATATCGGTGTTAGCACTGGAAAATTGCAGGTCGGTCGTCGGCTCGGTAATCCCGAACTCGCTGTACAGGTCGTAAATGACGGTGGTGCCGTCGGCATCGAAGATTTTGCCTTTGACCGCGCCGAGCATCAGGTGCTCGATGGTAGCGTCGTGGCTGTTGCGGTGTTCGGCGATTTCGTCCGCGACGACTTCGGCATTGGACAGCAGGGCGTCTGCCGTGCCAGCCTTGCGCACATCCTGAATCTGGTCGGCGCGGATGGTCGTTTGCATCGAGAGGTGCGGCACGCGAAAAGTACGGACGATGCTGTCCTTGCCGAACGCCTTTTGGTTCGGCGCGTCGGCGCGGCTGCGGTCGGGGATGAGGCTGACTTTGCCGTCGATGAATTCCACCATCACGGCGGTGGTGGTCAGGTTCTTTTCGCGCCACATCGGATCAGCGAGCAGGCGGGACGGGACGTTGGGCTTTTGGGTGACGGCCTCGTCCAGTTCTTTCTGGGTGAGACCAAGCATGGCTAATGCAGTCATGGGTTACTCCTTAAATTTTTGGCATTAAAAAGCCCCTGAGCGGGGCTGAAGTGTTGGGGTTAGGCTTGCCGCAGCAGCGGGTTCGGCCGGGTTTCCGGCGCCGCACCGCCTTCGTAGAGGACGGAAAGCACCGAGGTCTGCTTCATCGTGAGCTGGATTTGCTCAACCAGCGCGGCAAAGGTGTCGTCGTCGGCTTTGGCGAGTTTTGCGGCTCGCTCGCCTTCAACACCGAGAGCGGACAGTTGCGCCAATTTCGTCGCTGTTGCCTGTTCGGCGAGTTGCTGTTTCAGGGTTTCGTTTTCAGCGGCGAGGCTAGCTTTCTCGGCGGACAACGTCGCCACCTGTTGTTCAAGTTCCTTGTTCATTTCTGGCTCCTGGTTGGGTTTGGTAAGTGAGAGGGAGAGGATGCGGGCGCTGGTGTTGGCATCGACGCCGGTCGGGGTAAATGACACCTCTCGGATGACGCCGTCGGACAGTACCAGCACGTCATCGTCAGCGAGTGCCTGCCCGTTCACCACGTCGCCCGCGTGGCGGGTCAGGGTGCGGCTGCTCTCAATGTGGACACTCATCTGCCACTCCAGACCTTCATCGGCGGCGGAGACGATGCCGTCGGCGTGGTTATTGCGGAGCATCTCGCCCTCAACAATGAGCGCATTGCCCTCGCGCATGAGATGACCGTAACCGACCACGCGGTCGCGGTCGTGGTTGTGCAAGAGCGGGATTTGCTTGCCGGTGAATTGCAGGCTGTCGAGGTCGATGGCGATGTTGTCGCCAAAGTAGGACAGCACCCCGCCCGCGTAGGCAACGCCGCGCATCTTGCGGCGGCTGTCCACGGAGAGGCGGGCAATGCTTAGGGTGATGCCGCTCATGCAAAGCCCCGTTGCGTGGCGATGGAGGTGTTGAGCGCAATGCCCTGCGCGTTGCAATGTGCGACCAACGGATGCAGCGGCTTGGTGTCGTCGAAGGCATCGGCGGCGACACCGACCAGCTTGTCGATGAGGACGGTGGCGTTGCGGATGACGCACGGCACTTGCGCGTCCTTGTCGGCATCGGCCAGGGCAAAGGCGACTACCGCACCCGGTACTGCACTCGCCGGAATGGTCGGTAGGGTGCCCTTGTACGGTTCGTAGCCCTTGTCGGTCAAAACCAGCACTTCTCCCGCCTTGACCGCCTTGGCGGCCTTGACGCGGGTGCGGCTGTTGGTCGGGTTGGCCTCCCAATGGAGGAAGGACGGCTTGTCGTACTGGATGGTTTGCGTGGTCATGGATGGCTCCTTTTTGGGGGATTAAAAAAACCC